TGGGTGATGATGAACCCACCGATAAGAAGGAGTGCGCCAGAAGCTGTTTCAATCACATCGAAATCAGACCAATCGCCTGTCTTAATGGCTGTAATCAAACCCTTTAGATTTTCTACAACCAAAGAAGCACCGCTAATCATCAAACCGATACCAGCCCACTTGAGATCCTTGGAGAAAAGAAAACCAATACCGCTGATAAACAAGCCGAGGTTCTTTACCATCGACAGAGCATTGTCCCAATTAAGACCATTTTTTACAATATCGCTAATATCAGAAACGATACCAGCCACGCCAGCAATCACCAAGGACGCTCCACCGAGTTTCACATTACCAAACAACAGGAAGGACGCTCCGAGTGCTTCCGCAAATCCACCGATTAGCTTTGTCACATTGGTGAAGTTAGCCCCATTTTCGATAATATCTTGAATGGCTTCTTTCATGGTGTTCCATGCGTCCAAGAACAAGCCCAAACCTGTAATCTTAAATGCAATACTACCCATAATATTGAAGCCCTTTAGAGTGGAGAGCCATTCCAACGCTCTTAGGACATTTTTGGCAATCTTCCACGCAAGGAAAGCCGCACCGATAGCCAACACGCCAGCCAAGATTTCGGTGATATTTTCTCTCACCCAATCAAGGAAAGGTTGTAGCTTTTTCATGATTTCATCGACTTGCTTGTTTACAGCATCACCTATGAAATCATAGGTGGGCAGTTCGAAACCGAGTCCTCCACCGCCGCCAATATCTCCGATACCGCCAGCACCACTCTTGGAGTCTTCGGGAGGGGAAATCACATTCAGTTCGTCAATACCAAGGAGAGCGTTTTTCAGCTCTTTTGCCTTTTTGGTTGCGTCACCAAGATTGTCTGCCGCTTCACCAGCACCGCTCGCCAAACCACCTACGCCAGTATTCCCGGTGTCAAACTTAGGAAGCTCAACACCAAACAGACCTGCGATAATTTCAGCAACAATCCGAAGTGCTTTCGTTACAGCAATAATATATGGCAACACAGCCTTTAGGACAGGAAGGAACAAATTTCCCCATGCAATCGCACACTGCTCAATCTGCGCTTTCAAAATACGAAGCTGGTTTGCAGGTGCTTCCAAAGTACGAGCCATATCACCATGCGCCCAATCAACCTGCTTCATGATTGTGTAGTAACGCAACTCAGCCTTTTCAGCCTGTGTCATGGCGTTTACTTTTTTTGAAATACCAAGAGTGTACGCTTCCTGTTGTAGTCTTGCCACAGAGAGGTCATAACCAAGGTTACGCAGAGGTTCAAGTTCGCCGGAAAGGGCAGAACGAACCTTGAGCATGGTTTCTTCTATCGGCAGATTATAAAACGAAGATAGATCGTAACCGAGCTGAGTAAGGTTTTGGCTCATAGTATGCGCTCTATCGGCGGCAACACCAAATCCCTTCGCAAGAGTCATGAAAATACCTTGATTACGCATGAACTCGCCCGGGTTGATACCCATGACCTCGCCCACTTTTTGTGCGTATCTTTCAGCTTCTTCGGCAAATTCGCCCATAGAAACCGAAAATAGGTTCATGTTCTCGATATACTCATTTGTCTTGTTTACGCACTTCGCCAAGAAACCCATGCTTTGTTTCAGAGCTATACCAACTGCTGTCAATTTAGCCGCCAATCGAGCATAACTCTGACTTGCTCTGTCGTTTGCTTTCGCAAGAGCGTTTGTGTCATTCGCCAATCGAGCGATATTACCGATATCGTTAATTCGTTTGCCAGAAATTCCTTGAGAAGCAACGGAGAGGGTAGCCAACGAATTACTCAATCTCTCAATTTGAGAAATTACTTTTTCGTAGTTCTTCCCTTCCAACTGACTCATAGCGTCTCCGATTTCAACAATTCGCTTGCTGATAGTAGGAGACAGCTTAACGCCTTTGAGGGAAGCGAGAGAACCGAGACTCGAAGAGAGCTTGTTCAAGGTGTCGGCGTTTGCGGCAGAAACCTTTTCCAAAGCACTATTCAGAGTAGTGAGCTGTTTTGCAACAGCAGTCAAACCAACGCCGCCTTTAGTGGCGTTTTTCAACTTACCAAGAGAGGAAGCAAGAGCTTCTATGCCGCTGACCGCAGATGTGGAATTGGATTGTACCTCAAGTTCCAACTGTTCGATTGTCGTAGACATTTTCTCACTTCCCTTCGAATTTTTTATTGTGGCTTGTCATGAACCCTTCAATCATTTTCTTACCCTTATCGAAAACAGCCTTCGCCTTGGCTTCTTCCTTGACTTCCGCTTGCTTTTCTGTGAGAGCATACGCTTCTTCCATGTACGGAACAGGTTTTGTCCCTTTTTTGGCAAAAGCATGAAGTATAGGGGACACTCGGCATATAGCGTCATAGATATATGCACCCTGTAACCACATTTCTTGATTTTTCCGGTCGGTTCTGAGTTCTTCCGCTTTTCGATATGCTACTACGAGCATACAATCCTTATCCCAATACTGTTCCTCGGTCATACCGATGGAGAGATAATGGGGGAACAACTCATTGAATTTTTCGGTGTAAGTTAAGAGGGGAGCAGTGGCAGAAATACCACCACTCCCCTCAGTGGAGGACAGCAAGTCACTTACCAAGTTGCTGTCCAGTTCAAGTTTCCCTTGTCTTCCTCCGGCTCTTCAACGAGAGCCATGATCGGCTCGTTGTACATTTCTGCCAGCTTGCCGATAAGGTCTTCTTTCTTGGTAAGTTTGGAATAGATTTTGTCAATAACCTCTTCCTTAACGAAGCGGTGATGTGCGAGGAACGCACCTGCGAACAGAGCAGGGAGACAAGTCATAGGCTTGTCCGTAATATCGGAAGCAACAAAGCCCTTTCTTTCCATTTCTGCTACGGTTCTGCGGTTATACTCCAAGGTGTACTCCTTGTCCTCATAAGTGAAAATCAACTGTTTTGCCATTTTTTCTGTCCTCCTGTTTTTAATGATTAAGCTCCTGCGTCAACGGTAATAGGTGTAGAAGGTGCGATAGTGATTTTCATATCGACAACCTCATTCACACCGCCGCCAACAGGGTATACGGAAAGCTGTCCCTTAAACTTGAACTTACCGTCCTTACCGTCCGGGGTAATGGTATCACCACCAGCAGTGCCACCAAACCATACTGCGTACTCGTCCTCCTTGTTCTCAAGGGCTTTCAGAGAGTCAAAGTCAGTCTTGGTGTAGTTTGCGGTAAATTCCAGAGCGTCAAGACTCTGAACGCCGGGGATATAAGTCTGCATATTGTCAGACAGTGTAGTGGTTTCCAGCATTTCGGGAGAACCGCCAAGGTCGGGAAAATCCTTAATATCAACGAGCTTTTTCCAAGTAGACCCGGCACTTTCTTTCTTCATGAGGAAAACCTTGTAAGTAGAAATTGCCATGATTTTTACCTCCTATATATGGTATTGTTTTTTGAAATCACCGCTCGGTATCGACCGAGAATACGGTAAACGGTTGCGTCATTTTGGTTCGGAACAGGTTGTAGCATGAGTCTTGTGAAATTCAAATTCGCCATGAGTTCATCAACGAATGATACAATCTCTTTGCACTCAGCCTTTTTGCCCTTTGTTTTATTGCTGTAAACATTCAGCTCATACATGACTGCAACATGATTTTCTTTGCTGTCACTGGTCTGACTGTTTCGGAAGGTTGCGTTATCAACCTCAACCAGTGACACGCAAGGGAAGGAAGAAGGAGATTTTACATACTCACCTGTCATAAAGATTTTCGGATATTTCATCCGAACCTGTTTAGACACTTCGTTAAAAATCTCTGTTTCCATATCAATCATTTGAACACCTCCCTTGCGATACTATCAATTTCACTACAAACTGTTTTCATGGCGTTGTACATAGGCATGGTTGCCGGAGTACCATGTGTGATACGAAGTTCTCCGTCTTCATAGAAACCCCAAGCAGGTCTCTTGCCCATCCCTTTACCATAACTGCCGATAGTAAAACCGAGTTTAGTACCGTCCGGGTGAGGTGAACCACCAGCCGAACCATTGTGATACACACCTGCGCCGAACTCAACCCATACTGCGTCTTCACCAGCGGCAATAATGACCGATACATTG